TATCAGCTAAGAATTTAGATGAGATATGGCAGAGAGAACGTGATATAATGAGTAATGCTTTTGTAGCCAGTCAGTCTGCTGCAGATAGAGCATTACAAATTGTAATGGGTGATAAGTCTTTAGAGTCTGTAAGAATGCAGTTAGAGGCTAAAAAAGATGCAAATGACACAGAGCTTGCGATGAGGTTTTTATTTCCTGATTCTGAAGGTGGTGGTTTTAGTTTTTTCCCTTCGTAGTAAAAATTAATTAAGGATACGTAGATATGAGTTTAAAATATGGAAAAGCTTATGCAGACTTAGATGAAGCTGTTAAAGAGGGTGGTGCAACTGCAGTAAAAGCTTCTAAAAACATACGAGAAATTCGTAGTGGTCTAATGAGTTCTGATAAAGAAGCTATAGAAAATTTATTAGAAGGAGACGAGTCCTCTGTTGAAGATCGTATGGCAGATAGGTTGTTAGAAAAATATAAACTTGTTAAAGAATCTAATAAAAGATTGTTAGAAAGAATTAAAACTCAAATTGATGAGGATGGGAGTACTACCTGATGAAGATAACTGATAGACCAATACCAGGTCAATCTCTAACAGCAGAGCCTAGAAGTCAAGCTTTTGAAAGACCTCCTGAAATAACTGATCCAATAGAGGCTCTAGATGTACACCTAGATAATCTTTCTACTAAAGATGCCATAGGAGATTTAATATCTTTTGTGGAGTTGGGTGTAGACTTAGTTACCTTAGTTCAAGGTATACTTAGAAGTGCTGTTATGGGAGGAATACACAGTATTGATGTAAGTTTAATTATTGCTCCTGTTATACACGAACATATAAAGGGTGTCTTAGATGCATCTGGCGTAAAGTATAAAGAGGGTTTTGAAGATAAAGAAGGTAAAAAAGCTTTAGAATATAAACGTGATGTGGCTAGGGCAAAAAGAATGTTAAGTGATGTAGACTCTGAACCAGAGGTTGCAGAAATAAAAGAAAAACCAATAGAGATAAAAGAAGAGCCAGCAGTTAAAACTGGTCTAATGGCGAGGGCGTAGTTATGGCATTTAGTTCCGCAGGTGCAAATGCATTCTTTGATAAAAGAGATGCAGCAAGAGAAAAACGAAGAGATAAAGAAGAACTGAGAAGGGAGAAAGAACTAGATAAAGCATTTCAAAGAGAAAATAACTTGTTTGCTCTTAGCCTAGAAAATTTAAAAGCTAGTAATAAGTATCTTAAAGGTGATAAATATACTTCAGCTGTAAAAGCAAATCAAGCTCTACGTCAAGGTCTTATGGATTCAGACTTAACTGCAGAAGATTTACAATTTTACGAGCCGATATTAGAAGATCCTTTTGCCGCCCAGTTTGTACAAAATTTTATAGAAGAACGTGCAGGACAAGGTTTAAATATAACATACTCAATGATTCCTAGTATGTTAAATGTTGTATCGTCTAATGCACCAGAGACTGAAAAAATAGATTTTATAGAGAGGATTACTGGGACAGATTTTACAGGAGAAGCTGGTATAAAAAAATATCGGGAGTTAGCAACAGAAATAGTTTCTGCTCCAACCGAAATTCAATCGACACTTTTTGTTAGTCCAAAACCAGGTATGAGTATAAATACTAAAAATAGAGATGCTTATAATAAAGAGATGGTTAAAAAAGTTGAAGCTCAAGTAATGCCTATGGCTAGAATAGTAAGAGATAATCTTAACAAGAGAAAACTATCGAACTCAATAAGTGACACAGAAAATCAAGAGTTAATGAGATTACAAAGATTAATAAATGAAGTTGAAGAGGGTGGATCTGGATCAGAAGCTGCATTAAGACTATTATTAGAAACTGTTCAATATGATAAAGAATCTTTTAATGACCTTTTGAGGGTATATCCGATGGATTTTATAGGTTGGGAAACAAATCCATTTTTATCAGGTATGCCTGAGTTATTCCCTGACTTAGAAGAGTAATACATGGCTCAAGTTACAATACAAGATCTGAGAGATAATTATCCTCAATATATAGATCTAACAGATGATCAGTTAGTTGAGAAATACTCTGCAAAGACTGGCATACAGGTTATGTTTCCTGACTCTGAAATAACAACAGCTCAGGGTCTATTACCTGAAGCTGGGACATATTCTCAAGATGATATGGTAGGTGACTCTATTTATCCAATCATTGAAGACTATATGTTAGATAGGTATGGAACTCAGTCTGTGCAAGGTAAATCAAAAGAAGATGTTGTAGATATGTATCTCAACAACCGCAGAGGTGTGTCTGTAGGAAACACTGTGCGTGGTTTGTCGGAGATGGACTATATAAATAATATACAAGGTGACTCAGATAAGGTGGCAAGAGCTGCCTCTGCTTATCAACTATACGAAAATATGGCTAACCTGTACAGTAAAGAAACTAATTTAGGTGAAAGAGTAGAAGGCACTCTAGATTTTATAAGAAGTGCTGTACTTGATCCAGCAAACTTACTAGCTGGATTTTTAGGTAAAGCTGCCGCAGGTGGTTCTATTCGTGTTGGTACAGAAGCAGCTAAACGAGCTGCACTAAACGAAATGAAAAAGCAGCCTACTAAAGAGCTAGCTAAAAAAGTTGGAACTAAAAAGTTTGTTGATGGTTTAGATACTGCACGTAAAGCAGCTAAAACAAAAATAAACGATTATGCACAACAAACTTTAGGTAAAAGCGTAAAAGAACGTTTATTAACTAAGGCAGCAATTAAAGAAGTAGTCACCGTAGCATCTGTCGATGCTGCAATAGGCACTGGCATGGAATATCTATACCAAGATGGTCTTGTCGATGTTGATGCACAAGAAGATATAAACTACTGGTCAGTTGGTATAGCAGCACTTGGTGGTATTGTACTTGGTGGATTGCAAGTAGGTTTTATTGCTAGACGTGGTAAATCAGGTACTGCAGTACAAACAGCAGAGTTACCTGAACCAGAGGTTGAAGGTTTTCTCTCTGAAGCATCAGAGGCAATAGGAAAATACCTTGATCAAGATGTTGTTCCTATCTCTAGGGATTGGAAAACAAAAATAGAAGGTGGTGCAGTATTATCTAAAGATAGTTTAGATTTTAGTACTGACTTTTTTAAGACGTTGTTATTAGGTCACACTAAAGATGACAAAGTTATTTTTAAGGGTATGACACAGATTGCTTATGAAAGAGGTTTTGTTTGGGCAAGACGTTTTGAGGGTGATCGGTTTACTAATTGGATGTCTGATATAATCGGTGGTGTAAGTAATAAAGAAGCTAGAGCTTACATAAAAGCTATAGAAAAAGCAACTGGTAATAAAATTACCCTAAAAAATGATGAGGGTAAAGTTATACCTCGTAATAAAGTTACTGGTAAAGATATTGGGGACATACTTGCACATAAAATGTCTGAAGCAGGTGCAACTCTTGGGGCAGCAGGACAGTCAGCAAGGCAGCTAGGACTATCAATAAGTGATCTAGAGTTAAAAGATTTATACGAGTCTGCTATAGATGCAGGTTTTGTAAAAAGTAAAAAGAAATCTAAAGAGCCAAGTATAGTAGCTGAATCTTTTGCAAAAAATCAAAACAGGTTGATTAGGCTTTTAGTCTCTCATCCATCTACAAGTGCTCTAAACGTTATTGGTTGGGGTGCTAATACAACACTACAAAGTGTGTCTGATATAACTCTATCTTTATTATTGGCTGGAAGAGGAACTATACAAAAACTTCTAGGTGATGTAGAAAAAGGTGCTAAAACACAAAAGTTAGCTGCAAACTTATTAAAATCAAATGCACAAAGAGTTTCTTTTTTGTTTGATCCTGACATGACTTATACAGCTTTTGAGTCTGCTTTACAAAGAAACTCAGCTGCTTTAGAAAAGTTAAATAGTATTCTTCCTGGAGGTGTAGAGGGAACTAATAGGCTACTAACAGACGGTAAGTTTAGTGCCGATCAAAAACTTTTAGGTATGAAGACTGATGCAAAAATTGATTTTATCCAAAAATTAACTCTTGTACAAGCTCAAGATCTTTACACTAAGTCTCAAGAATTTTTATTTCAGATGGATAAAAAACTTAGAATGACTACAGGTAAAGGTTGGAATGAATTTTATAAATCCCCTGATGCTGCTAAATATATGGCAACCAAAGAGTATCGTAATATAGAAGCCAGTGCAGTTGATGATACCTTAGAAGCTATCTTTTCTAAATCTTACAAAGGAAGAGATACAATAGGAACTCTAGCAGGTTATCTAGAGGATGCTAGAAATATACCTGGATTAGGTATGGCTGTACCTTTTGGTAGATTTTTTAACAACACTGTAGCTTTTATGGGAAAAAACACACCTGGTCTAAACATGGTGCTAAGAGGGGCTGGATACTATGATAGTATGGCAAAGGGTGAAGCTTTTTCTAGAAGTTTAGTTAACGCAGGTATTCTCTATACACTGTCTAATCAAGAGATAGAAAACGTTAAAGAAGGACTTCCTGTATACACTGCAGTAGATCCAATGTCAGGACAGCTGTTAGATCAAAAATATGACTTCCCAGTGTCAGCTTATAGGATGGGTGCTAGAATTATTGCATTAAGTCGTATGGGTGAAAGCCAACAGGCAATGACTATGTTTGGTCAATTTACTGAGGACTTTGGTGCTTCTGGCTTACTAAGAAACTTAGATACAGCTCAGAGAGACACACTGGAATCTATAAAATTTATGGTTGATCCTGAAAGACGTGATATGGTTAAGGGAGCGGAGATTGCTGCTGTGACTCTTGCAAGTCAATTTATAAACCCGCTTATGAGACCTTTAGAGCCTTTAAATATTGCTGTTGGAATTGTAGCAGGACCAGATGCAGCTCCTATAGATAGAAAACAAAACAATAAACTTGTTAATAATGCATTTAGGTATATAGATAATATTATACCTTTATTTACAGGAGAACGTTTAGCAGAACCTAAACAGACTGCTGCAGGTGGTAAAGCCGACATACAAACTACAAAAGTATTAGGTGCAAGAACTATTAACTTGACTGATACTAAAAGAGTTATGGCTAGGATGGGTTTAAGAGACTTTACATTAGACCTAGACAAGAAGGTAAAAGATTTAGCTCCAGCTTCTGCTAATGCTTATCATGGCATCTTTCACGATGTAATAGAGGCTGAGTCTAGTTTATTACTTGAGTCTACTTGGTTTGAAAGTTTACCTCAAGATGAAAAACTTGTACATTGGAAAAGAGAAGTTTTACCCAGAGCAAAAGATTTAGCTAAGTCTTTTCTAAGGCTTCAACATTCTGGTCCTGAAGATGTTACAAACCAACAGTTTGAGATAGCGAGTAAATACGGTAAAAAAGATATTACAAAAGGTTTAAAAGAATTGAACCTAGACGACTTTGACGAGTTAAAATATGAAGAACTCTTTATATTAGAGAGGTTCTTAGAGACGCAAAAAGATTTACAAAATCTCTCAATAGAAATGCAGAGATTCGGAGGTTAAAATAAAGGGGGCTAAACGCCCCCTCTTTTTTATGTATCATCATCTAACATATAGTCTGCCCAATCAAACGATGCCTTTTTAATTTCTTCCATTCGCCAAGTCTGTCTACCTGCTGCAATAAAACCACCCATAGCTTGACCTGCTAAATATAATCTAGGTGATAGCTCCTTGACAGTCGAAGGCTTACGTTTTTGTTTAGCAAACTTTTTAGCTTCTTCTTCGAGACTCTTTGTCAAGTACTTGCTCCTTGTTTTTGAAGTAGGCTTTATTAAAGCCAAACTCCCAGTCCCTATGATCCTTAGTGTTTTGAACATAGGGATTAACTAAGTTTCCTACTAGGAAGCCTCTATAACCTTGATTAAAAGGTTTAGCTACTTTCGCTTTTGTAGTTGGACCAGTGCGCTTAAATACCATTGTGCTTTCTCCAAATCTTGAACGCCATTTTTATATCGCCATCTGTGAAGGTACTTTGCAATATTACCTCTATAGTAACCTATTAACTCCTCATCTGTCAAGAAGTCTTCTATATACTTTATACACTCTATCGTACCTTGACCGTAGTGTTGAGGCTTACTCACTGGATCATAGTCATTACCCATAGTTAAAGTAGTAGGACTGTCTGAGTCTACAGTTATTGTAGACAAAGCATCATCTAAATTTATCATAGTATTATTAACTCCGCATCTGTAAATGGAATGTGAAAGAACAGTTCACCTTTTCTAATGTATCTGCCCTTAGCTTCTGCTAAACTTTCTTTAGTTAGTAGGTAGTCTCGAATACGCCAAGCTTCTTTTAAGTCTTTACGAAAGACATAGAAGTTTAGTACCCCGTTCTCACCTTGGTACTTGTCAAGTAATCTTTGTTTACGTTCTGGTATTCTAATCTCCTTCCAATGCTCAGGCCAATCACCATCCCAAGCTACCTTAACTTCAGCTTCATTAAAGTAGGTGAACCCATGCTTCTGAGAAATAACATCTACATGGTAATTTTCTTCTGTGTTGACTAGCACATGACCCTTCTTCAAAAGGTATGCTATAAGAGCATCCTTTGCTTTAGTGTCATAGGCTTCGTATAAGGCACGATTAAATTGTTTTCTAACTGGTGGCATATATTATGCTCCTATATCTACGATTTCACAAACATCACCAGTACAAGCAAAAGTCTGACTGCTTGCAGTAGTGTCCTCTTTTTCATACTCTGAAAGCTTTGCCCAGTCAATACTTTTCGGCATTACTTTAGATAATTTTTTAAAGTCGTCTTTTGTGCACCACTGGTACGGAGCTTGTTGATAAGTATGCTCGTTGTAAGGCAAAAAGCTTACCCCAGACATCTCATCAAAGTGCTCGTAAACAAATGCACCTACTTCAAACCATTCATCCTTTCTTACATTAATTGTTACGCTAGGTTTATGCTCACACCAATGTCTCTGGTACATCAACCATGTATTTAGTTGTTCGATAGCTGAGACATTGTCAGTGACTATTGCTCCTTGCGGAGCTTTAACTGGAAATGAAAACACAGTTGTTTGATCTGGCTTCATGAAGTCAGCTTCACTTGGAATACCCTGATCTTTCATAAACTGTGTTAGTGGATCTTTGTTATCACCTCTTACAGTCCTTATATAATGTGGTGAGTGCCTTGGGTGTATACCCGATGCAGAGTCAACTAATTGTGATACAGTCCCACTTGGTTTTACACAGGTAATTGCTGCTGAGTGTGGAATGCCAAGGCGGTCAGCCCAATCAGAATTAGTGTGAACAGCAACTTCTCGTAAATGTTCAAGAGTCTTCTCCAATCCTTTGTTCTTAATTGTTAGTAGTTGATTGTCCATTATCCCTGTGAGAGACACACCGAGCAATCGTTCTTCTTCTGTATTTCGGTTCCACACCTTTCGCAGATATGGGAACTTGGTGTACGTGCTTTGGATCGTCCCAAGTATTGTGGCACATCTGACCTTTCTTTCCAAGTCTTCAATCGTGTCAGTGGCTCGTACCACAACTTCCGTAAGATTGCAGAACTGGTAGGGGCGTAAGATAATCTCACTACAAGGGTTAGTTCCGAACTCAAAATCAGGATCACGTCTACCATTTTTTGCAGCTTGTTTCTTAGATGCTTCCCTGTTAAATACACCACGTTCTCCACTTCCTGATTCTACCAGTGCCATCCATTCTCTCATGAATGATACACTGTCTGGTTTCTCTGTATAAGATACAGAGTTATTTGCTAAAGCTCTTTGTGGATTGTTGTCCCACCAGTTACCTGATTTAGCATGACGCATTCTGTCATCTGACAAGTTAGATAAACTTATCATTGCAGATCTACGAACACCACCGACAACAACAACCTCACCAATCTTACACATCAGATCGTGACACTCAATTGATGATAGCCTACGTCCTTGTGCCTCCTTAAATATGCTCACTGTAAAGTTGAATAAGTCAACCAGTGGTGCAGGGCCAGATGCTCTACCGCCAAAGGTTTTAAGTCTTGCACCTGCAGGACGAACTTTAGAGACATCCCACTTAGGAATCTCACCTGCCCATAAGAGAGCTAGCACTTGTCTGAACGCCTTAGCCCACCCCTCCTTGCTGTCCTTTACCACAATGGTAGTCTCACTATCGAACAATTCAGGTACTTCGGGAAGCTTGCTAATGAACTGCCTCTCGACACTGAAGCCGACACCAGTACCACAGAGCAAGATAAACATAGCCTCATCGAAGGACTTAGGATCGTCTACGGGTAAGTAACTGCAGTTATACCCTGCTGTATTATCTCTTTCTAAAGCTGGACCTGCAGTCATCATGGCTCGCATCGAAGGCATGACCTCTAGTCCCAGTATAGATTCCCTTATTTCATTGTAAGTATCGTGATCTATGTCGTAGCCTACAACGTTGCCCATGTAGCGGTCAACTGTCTCTGACCAAGACTCACGTCTTCCTTCATCTTCAAGCCAACGAGCATACCGTGAGGTATGTATAAAGGCTTGGTAATCAGTTGGTAAATAGTTATTCATCTGTTGTCTCCTGATCCAGATAGCACACCACGTTTCTTTCTGTCTTCTAGCTTACTAAGATTAGCACGAGCTACGTCATTCATACTCACATTTAGATCTCTGCACAATGCGGCAATGTACCACAAGCAATCACCGATCTCATCAGCTATAGCCTTACGATCAAAATCACCATCACGTAAGATCTTTTTTACTTTGTTTGCAACTTCACCTGCTTCAGCAGCTAGACCAAGTGCAGGATAGATAACAGCATGTTTACTGCTGTAGATAGCAGTATCAGCTGCATTCTTTTGATACTCTTCCATATCTAAAGAGTTGTAATACTTAAAGGCTTCTATATCTGTTTCATTTATCACGTCTTACCTCACATTCTTCTATTACAATATCATCTATGTCATACAAGCTAGCCTGTACTAATTCCATAATTACATCCGAATTGTTACCAAATGTTTCTAAAAAGTTCGCATCTGGATCAACTATTATCTTTAAAGTTATTTCAAACTCCATTGGAAAGACCCCTAGTTATACCCAGAATCATCTGGCATGTCAACAACTAATGGCTCAATACTTTTCATAAAATGCTTTTTCCATTCGTAAGCAGAATCAAAGTCTTCAAACCAAAAATTATCTTCACCCATAATACCATCTATCTCTGACTTACAGACTAAAAAGTAATTAGAATCCAAAGGTATATCATCATCTTCAATTTCTTCTACTGCTATTGGACCTTCCATAACACCCCACACTTTCACCTTCATATTATTTCCAATTTTTTAATAAGTCCATGTAGTGCTCAAGACTTATCATTGTTATCCAGGACTTTCTATCAGCTCGAAAGAACACTACTGGTTCACCTTTTCCATGTTTACTGGCTTGTTCCATATAGTCATAGGCAGTTTTCATACCAGACTTTCTACGTTTAACTTCGATAGTTATTGGTAGCTTTTTTCTAGCTGCAGGAGATAGTTGAATATCCTCACCTGTGTCTCCCATAGTTGTGGACTTGATGTCATCTTCTTCAAACTCTGGAAATGTTTCCAACAGTCTGTCTCTGATTTCATTCTGACCAGTTCTACCTTTTGCTTTAGCTGCTCTTGACATGATTGATTATAACCAAGGAGGTTTTTCCATAACGGTATAGTCACCCCAGTCTGTACCATAGTCAGAGTCTTTCTCTGCCTTTGCAATAGTAGCTAGAGTTTTATGTAGGTGTTTCATACCCCAATGCATAATCTCATTACCCATAACATGTAGGTGAGAAACATACGGTGCAGTTTTTTCGCAAGCTATAAAAGAAAATTTCTTTACGTCATACCCTGCTAATTTACAAGTGTAAACATAATGAGCACCTTGTAGAAAATATCCATACTTTATACACTCTTTTAAGAAACCTTTAGGACTAGCATCTTGTGTTGTCTTAACATCAAAAACTGTTTGCTCTGACTCAATCATTAGATCAGGTCTTGTCTTAAGCATGAGACCTGAGATAGGATCTTGTACGAAGATACTTACTTCATTTAATCTCTCTGGATTATTAAGGTGAGATGCGCAGATTGGATTCTCTAATGCACCTCTGGTTATACAGTTAGCTACGTTGTATTCTACCTCTGTTAGAAGTATTTGATCTTCAGTAAGCTTTTCTTTTAAAGATTTAAAAGCAACACTAGATTTAGTCTTTGGACCTTTTACGACTAGATTACGTTCTTTCTCTAAGAGGTTGGCGTGTACTGCACTTCCCATTGCAAAAGCAGGATTGTTTGCATTACGTTTTTCACCTTTCCAATGTGCTAATGATTTCTTATACACAGCTTTAACTGCACTGGAAGATATACCATCTGTCATGTGGTAATCTTGATTAGACATATTTGCTATTATTTTTTTCATTCTGTATCCTTAAAAGGTAGCCCCCCGAAGAGGGCTACTAGTTGTTTTTGGAGGAGGTTAAAACAACACTTCGCTTTGTTTTTCTTCTTGAGCCGCAGGTGGTGGCGAAGCATCATCCCCTGCAGTATCTGCTACGTAGGCAACATGGTCAACAACCTTGACCTTGTCTAGCCTAGTACCGACAATATTAGGTCGGCTCGTGTCGTAAACGGACAGCTCTACTTCTACAGTAGACCCATTACCAATGGTCCCGTCAGAACTGATATCCCAAGTAGAACCATCAGACTTTTGAACAATAGGTGCGCCACTATCCCAATCCTTTCCTGTGTTAAACTTACGTATAAATTTTACTTTAGTACCACGTCCCTCTCCGTCTGGTGTACCCTTCTTCATTGAACGTGATTGTTTTAAGATGGATAAGTTATCTTCATCCATGATGAGATCAATAGTGCAAGCACCATCATGATCTCTGTAGACTCCATCAAAACCTTCCATGTCACGGTTAGTTTCGAATACTTTTGCCCACTCTGCAATACCAGTTAATTTAACTTTACGTGTAGCCATCTTTGGCCTCCTTTATTAATGTACATCACTGTAACGCTGACCATACTGTATATCTATTCCTAAGTCAACATTTAATTTAAGTTCTTGGTTAAGTTTTTCAATAGCCCAGTTTAAAATGTCACTGTGTGCATTTTGCTCTCCTTCTTTTACTAGGTTAATAGACTCGTCATGAAACTGACCAATGATATTTGGTCTACGTGTTCGGTAGTAAGCAACCCACTTGTCAAAACAATATGCACCAGTAGATTGATTTAGAGTAGAGAACACATCTTTCTCATAACGAAGTGAATGCCAGAAACCACTTACAGGATTTTGTACCCACATCTCTCCGTTGATCTGTCTTATAGTTTGATCTTCGGAAAACTTCTTCACTGACCAGTTTCGATTCCAATACGCATCAAGCAGTGATTGTGCTTGCGGTATATTCATACCAGTAGTGCGAGATAACTTAGCTGCACCTACTCCATAAGTAGCTGAGTAGTTTACAACCTTGTAGTTTTTACGCATTGCTTTCAAGTCGTCTCGTTCATTTCTGTTATAGGCATCAATGTCAGACTGCTTGATTGCTCCTGCATGTTTAGCTAAGTCAAGGTGTGGGTCAAAACCTGATTGAGACATTTCATGTACGTAGTCTGGATCGTAAGGCTGCATGTAGTGTCTCTTAGTCGTATCCTCAAGAGAAGTCATATCCGCACCGCAAAGGACATAACCAGTTGGTGCTGTTAAGCAACCACGTATCTCCTTGCCCCACGGTCTGTCAACTCCTGGAAGATTGACCAAAGGTTTCTTATGCTTAAATCGTAAGGTGTTAGTAAGACCGTCAATCTCAGCCATAACGTAACCATTCTTTTCACAATCAAGAAAGCCTTGAAAGATTCCAAGTCGGTGTTGCATCACAGTCAAACCCTCAAGCACTTCTACCATTGGATTAGTTTCTGCAATTAGTTTAACTGAGTCTGTAAGTTCACCTTCCTTACGGACTTGTGGTATTTTTCTTTCCTCTCCTGTCTCCTTATTTTTATCATACTTAAACGTACAAGGTTGCCACCCCAAAGAGTATAGCCAATCTTTTACTTGGTCTGTAGAGTTAGGGTTTGGATCTTCCCACTTCTTAATGACTTCAACTTCATCATCAAAGTGTAAAGGTAAACCATTCTCTTGTAGGAGATCAAACCAACGTTGTCCATGAGCAGATGCTGTACCATCTTTCTTGAAACAATTCTTTGGCCTAGTCTTTTTGGTAGTCACCTTTCGTTTAGGCATTACGTTAATGAGTTCAGCTTCTTTGTCAGATTTCTGCTTTGTAAGATCAGCAACACATTTCTGTGCTAAGTCTCTATCTAACTTCCAACCAGACTTTTCTGCTGCTACTGCACAGTCCATCTTAAATTCTAGGTATCGGAAAAACTTGTCTAGTTTTAATTTGCTTTTGTATAGAAACATAAACCTTCTTAGAAGATCTTGCCACAAGAGCCAATTTATCTTTACATCCTCTGTACATCGGTGAGCATACTCCCCATTAGTTAAGTTGTGCCAATCATTGATCTGTGGCTTGGGAACACCAAAGTCTTCACCAAATGATTCCAGACCATGCTTGGAACGGTTGTAGTTAAGTACCCAAGACATTGGTAACGTATCAAACAAACGAGCTTCTAGCTTGATACCCAAGATCTTTTCTATAAGCGGTACATCGTATCTAACAATATTGTGACCAACCAACCCATGCTGAGACAGTAACAGATCACGCATGTCAGAATAATCATAGATAGTTTTATAATCTTTGCCATCACTGGTATAAGACAGGCAGTGTATCTTTGTTGCTTGATCCAACAATCCGTTAGCTTCTACATCAAATACGATCATGCTGCCATATCACTCCTTTCATATGGAATCTCTTCAGATAAGATGGTAGTCTCTGGATCGTAGTAGACTGAACCTGCTTTACCTAATTTAGCAAAGGGTCTGTTCTTATCCACTATAAACTCAGTTGTATTCTGTAGTATCTCATCTTCTGATTCTGCATCTCTTTCTATCTTTATACATATAATTGCTTCTTCTTCAAGAGAGGCTGCATACTTTGTCCTACCATCATCATTAACCTGTGATATAAATATCACACCTATGTTTAGCTCTTTGGCTAGTTGTGCCATACGTGCTCCAAGTGTAGTCAATGTACTGGTAGCACCATCAACACCACTGTTAGATAAATAAGCTAGGCGTTGGACGTGATCAACAAACACGTAGTCTGCACCGAAAGAAGTTACAGCCATTCGAGTATAGTCTAGCAAGCTCAGAGGATCATCGTGAGATTGCATCTCAAAGATAATCGTTCTGTTGTTCTCTGAGTCAGCAATAATGTTTGCTGCTTCTTCTACTTGATCAAGAGTATAACCATTACGTCCTGCATCCTCATGAGTACGGACATTACATCCAAGGTGGTAGGTAGCCATAGCTCGAAGAGTTGTAGACTTCATCTCTTCCATATGTAGCAAGGCTATCTTTACACCCTCGTTAGACAGTAGGCCAGTCTCAAAATATCTGATCACCTCAGTCTTACCAGTACCACGAGGAGCTTTGATAAACGTCAAGCCACCCTTGACCATACCACGTATCTTCTCATCAAGTCCTGCATGACCAGTTGATATATACTCGTATGGACTTTCATTACGCAATGCAAGAGAGAAGTCATCACGAGAACAGAAGAAGTTCTCAGGGCTATACCTCTGAGGCTTCTTAGCTGCCCACATCAGATCTTTACCATCACCTGCTTGTAAGAAGTCATTGGCATCTTTGTGCTTAGACATCGGTACATACCAGAACTTATCTGGAAAGGCTTGATACAACTTGTCTGCTGCCCTACGTCCTGCAGGATCTAGTTCACCTGCGTAGATAATCTCTTTGAAGGACGACAGATAAAGGTAGTTGTGTTTAATAAACTTCTCACCAATACTAGCAGATGGTAAAGACTTCACCGGAAATGTCTTACCAAGTATCTGATACAGTGATGCAGCATCGAACTCACCTTCAGTAAGATAGATGCGTTGGCTTGTCCCTGCATTAAACTCAGGACCAAACAGATGGTTCATACCCATGCCACGATCTTTTGTCCAAGACTTGGACTTGTCATCTACCAATCGGTACTTGACTGTGTGTGGGTATTTATAAGCATACCTGACTGGTCTACCATCATCACCGTTCTGTATCGCAATACCGTACAGTTCAGCAACGTCAGCTTCTAGTCCACGTATGCCCTCATACGTCTGAGACGTAATTGGTATATCCATAGGGTTTCTCCTCTCCTTTAATGGATACTCACTACTTACCCAATCGAATACCTGCGGCATATCTTTCGATGGGTATGCTCTCGAACAGGAGTGACAGTGACCGAAGCCATCGTCATTCCAGTTAAAAGCATCACTTGATCCACAGTCTACATACGGACATGCCAGATGTGGATTGTCATTATTCGCCATTATTAGCCTCCTCTCGTTCCTTGGCTCTTTCACGTTCTTCTTTAGTCATAGGGCGTATCTCTTTTGATATTCCCTTTCTACGATCAATGTGCCATTCTTGTGGCTCTTGCTTTACCATAGTGGATTCATCATGTCAAATCTTTCATACCAAGATGCCCCCTCTAATGCTAGCCACATGAGCACTGGTACACCAAGTAGAAAGAAGATGCAAGTTAAAAATGCCCAACCGAGACCTTTTGTCGTACAGTATTGTTCACCCATTCTTTTTCTCCATAATAAAATTAATAAGTTTAGTGACGTCAACCTCTGTACCACTTGGGTATATTAGTTGAAATTCCATATCGGTATGTCCAAAGTCTTCATCTAAATCTACTAGCCTATCTACTATTTCTTCAAGGTGATCCCCAGTCTCGTAAACTGGTAGTAACCCTTCTTCTGTTTCGTACCATCCATCAAGAATAACTTCATCTGTCATCATATGCCCTCAATGCTGTCCATGACTCAGGAAATAACTCCGCCATCTTATCTTCTATTTGTTCTGCCACAAGCCTAGTCTCATACTGGGTATCAGGTTTAAGACGTAGTCCACACATCTTTGCAAAGGCATACAGTGAACCTGACCAATCCCACTCGGTCATCATAGACTGTGGCAGTACCATACGTGCTTGTTCAGGTGCTACACCTGCATCAATAAGATTGCGGTATGCTTCTAAAGTTTTACCATCTGACAAAGTTTGGACTGTTCTGGGTGATAGAGGAAATCTGCCGCTTATGTCTACCATAGTAACTTCACCCTCACTACCTTGTTTCTTATCAGCACTACGTCCACGCCAAACATCTGGTTGGTAAAACTCTGGCTCACTGTCAACGTAACGTCTACTGATCTCATTCCAAGGCATGTACTCATGCTTTTGTAACTGACGTGCTACAAAGATAGGAGCTTTGATATGAAACGTAGCAAACGCATGGTTGAACGGAGACTTGTGCTGATGTTTAGCTAAGTAGGATATTAGCTTGGCATCCTTGGGTGTCAACACTAACTGCTCACCATTGTGAACTCGTGGCAACCAATCGGACTTCTTACCAAAGCTAACCCTAGCTGCATTGACTACAGATAGATCACTACCCATATGGTCAACGTATGTTACTTCAATCATCCTGTTTCCTTTTCTTTTATGGAATCCCAGTATTTCTTTTCTTCTTCTGCTGTTTGGTAATACTTGGATAAAAAGTGTTCTATACCATCACAGTGATAATGTTTTCTACGTTTATCATTTCCCCATCTACCTGTTGTATAGTAATAAGAATACCGACTGCTGTATCTATTCTCTGGTTCTTTTTCTTTATATATAAAAATTAGGTTTTGTGCTTCATGTACAAAATAAGCAATACCTTTTGAGTCTAAGCAATCTTTTACAAACTCTAATGTTTCTTCAGTATATCTTTTAAACTTAGCCTCTCCTTTAGAATTTGTACCAATGTAGTTCCATTTATTACCCATTGATCAATCTCCTTTATAAAATATGTGTGATCCTAAAGTCACAGTATGTTTATAATGTTTACTCCAAAAAGGTTTAACGTAGTTTGCATGGTAATAGACAGATCCATTGGTATTGTCCTTGACATACCCATGTACTACTTTGTGTGCTACAAGCTGAGAGTTTAACCATGCTCGTTGTTCTTTTGGTGTATCTGATTTACCATCACAGTACCAACTAAACTGACATCTACCTATACCTTTTTCTAACCCTTGCTTAACTACTTTACATGCATCGCTAGGGAACTTATCATCAGCTACACGATTAAGCACAACGTGAGCTACTGCGTATTGTCCCTCTAACGGCTCACTACGTGCTTCGTAATACACGTTGAGTGCTATACATGTAAGCATCTCAGCTATCATTTGTTTACTCCTATATTAGTTGGTGCATAGACTTCACCATTGTATTGGCTACCAGTCTCAGTATCTGCACCAAAGTTACACCATGCTAAGATCACTAGGATTGCCATGATCCAGTAGAATGAAACCTTTACCCACTTGATAAAGCCCTCGAATGTTTTCTTTGCTTCTATCTCTGCTGATTCACTTGGTGTCATTGCTGTACCTCTACTTCCAGACAAGCCACTGTCTCTGACTTGTGTGTTACCATTTTAGCTGCTTTACTCAATTCAATCTGACACTCTTCCAGTGTGGCATAATTACCCAACTGATAATGCTCCACTGTCTGTGTACTAAACAGCTGCATCCATACTAATACGTACATCATTCTTCTGTCTCCTTTCCTTTGTGCTTCTTCTTTCTAGGCACTACACCTTTCTTTCTGTCAGGTATAGCTCGTTGTTTATACTTAGGTTGCCGAAGGTCTTTTGCCATCGGGTTTTTAATGTATCGGTCCTTCATACCAGTCATC